TCCTGCAATTGTGGTTTGCACGTTCATCACGCTTTCTGAATCTTTATCGCAAACAAAGATTGAATCATTGTTGCGGTAACGCTCTAAAAACTGCATCTTTGCATCAAAGATTTCTAATCCCTGCGGATCGCTCAAAACTGCATCCATATCAGTTTGAACAACAAGCAAAGAAATCTTATTTAACAGTCTTGCGGTTGATGCTCTGCAGTCATTGAAGTGCATAACATAATCCCACAAAATCTGTGCCTGTGGGATGCCTAAGAAATTGTAATTAGGTTTTAAAAGAATTGGAGGCTGATTTTCAACAAATGTAAGTAAACGGCTTGCATGAACTCTACGCCCTAGCACCTGCCACATACGTGGGCGCATATAATCATCACGCAGGGGATTAGTGCAATTGTACTCAATAGGCGATACGTTCACAGGATCAACCACAACGAATTTAACGCTTGCTCTATCGCCTTTTAATTCAGCACTTAAATCATTTACTGCCAGTGGTAGTGTAGTATCTTCTTCGCCTGTATCAACAAAGATAAAAGATCCGCCCATGTAGCCAGTTGTTGTGACGGCTTTATGAAACAGATCTTTGATGTGATAATCCTTTAACAGATTTGTTAATTTTTCAAGTTTATCGGAATCATCACACCCTGTTAACTTGATCCATTTGCGTGAAATATCGTCTGATACAGTCTGAACACACGCACGAATTAAGCCTTGTTGTGCAATCTGTTGCAAAACTCCATAACCCACAAACGAGGTAATAGGATATTGACCGAGATCATAGGCATGTTGAGTTAGACTTTCGTATATGGTTGAAAAACCGCCTGCAGAATCAAAAGCCATGTTCAAGGCTTCACGATCATCTTTTGATAATCCGCTCATTGTGATTGGTAACGCAAAAGCACTTTTAACGTTATCCAGACTTTCAAAAGCCTTTGCAGTGCGTTTAGGCAAAAGCATTAAGTTTTCTTTGATGCTGTCTGCAGTCATTTTGATCTTAGGCACATCACTTTTAACAGAATCTATTTTATTTTCTGTTTTATCAATTACTTTTGCTTTTTCGTCTGCCATAACTCGATCCTTTGTGTGATTTTCTGATAAGATCTTATTGATGCACTTCGATCTTTACAGGTGTATTCAATCGTTAAATTCACAAATTTTAAACCGCTATAAATATTATAGCGGTTTTTTCTTATCATTTAAAATATGAGTTTGTGTAATCTATCAAAGCATTTTTTATGCTTTCTTTTATCATCACTCATTAACAGGTATAAATTTTTATCCCAAAAAGAAATTATACGATTTTTGCTATCCTGGGTTAAAACCGATTTGATTATTTGATCTTTCGATCGCTTTTCAACCGCTCCAAACAGATCCATATCAGGCGCATTAACTTCATTCTGTAATGTATCAGCAAGTTTATTTAATTTATCGCTGATTGTTTTAGGCGATCTGAGATTGTTTGCAAACAATTTCATAATTTCATTATTTGCGCTGTTTTCTTTTTCATTCTGAAATAGATCAGTCTGTCCGATAAATTCATCAAGTGATTTGCCCTCCTGCTTTGCTTTTATTGCCTGATTTGCAACAAAAGTAATTACAGGGCGTATATCATATTCTTTTGGTAGATTTTCTAATGTGGCTAATTTAGGGGCGGATAATTCAAGCGCATTTAAAATGTTTTTGCCATCAGGATCATTAGCTTGGTGAGCAAGTCTTAACAAAGTATCATCATTATAGGCTTTAGCAAATAAAGCACCCTTTAGACGTTCCTGCGCCTGTTTTGTTGGCTTGCCGTCTGAATCAATTAAATTGCCACGCTCTGCAACTGGTAATTTATAAACAAATTCAGATACAGCTTTAATTGTTGGCTCTCCGTTGGCGTATGTTTCGACTTCATCAAATTTAACTCGATTTTTGTCATTGTTTGCCTGCTCTACACTGGATAACTGCAGATTACTCTGAGTGTTGGTCTTATCGCCTATATCTTTTGTAATATCTTTAGCCTGCATCACTCTAACTAATACAGGTTTCTTCATTTTCTCGATTACATCTGAGTTAACACCGTGAGAATCATCAAGTAATAATTCATCTGCATAGTTCCCTGCAGTGCCCTGCTCATACGCTTTTTTAAGTCCTGTTAATCTGCCGTTGCCTGCAATCGCTCTGGTTATGTTCGGATCGTCACTGTAAAATTTTTCGTTTTCAGCTCCGTTAATATTATGTGATGTTTCGACTGCATCCGCATCAATAACGGCATACTGTACTTTATAGCGTGTTCCGTCACTGGCAACCGCAGTAGTTACTTTTCCTAGCTGTTCTGCAGGGATTGATCCATAAGCAATTACAGGAGCACCATCAGATAATGAGCTGTTATTTGATAAGCGCATATAATCAGGATCTTTTGCAATCTCTCTGATCTGTGTCTGTGAGATCTGAGAAGTGCGATCACGGTTCTGAATAATTACACTTTTATCAACTTTTTCAGGTAGAGAATAATCCATTTGATTATTCTTTTGACGTTGCTCTAATAGCTGTTCTCTGCGTGACTTAGGCTTGTTCTGTTCTGCCTTTTGAGCGTTTTTATTTGCCTTTGTAATATGCTTGCCGTTGAATTTACCGCCCATGCCTCCGAGTATTTGACCTGTTTCACCGTCAATTAAAGCGTGTCTGCCTCTTGCATTTTCACCATTAGGCTTAACAGTGATCCACTTTGCTTCATCCTGAGTGAGTTTAGATCTCGCTCTTGCCATACCTCGACCAAACGCAACGCCTAACTTAAATGCTATTCCTGCCCTTTGTGCAATCTGTTTATCCATTTTTTTTACCGCCTTAATGGTGAATAATAAAACGCTGTCCTCTTAATAACTTTAAATTATTTGCATGGATCTGCATAGGAGGCTTAACATCTGCTAACGCATAACGCAGGGCATCCTGCAAATGAGAAAATTCATGCTCTGGTTCATTTGTAGTTTTACCGTTGCGATCTTTTTTCCAGATATAATTTGTAATTTCGTGATAGTAGTTTTCACATTCAGGATGAATAATAATTTTGTAATTCTGAATTTTTTGAATACCATAACGCACGGAATCAACGCCCTTTGAACACGCAACGGCATTTATACCAAGTTTTTTTAATTCTTCAATTGATTTTGGTTCAGCACTGTCACAGTAGATTTTTTCATGTTTTAAACCTATTCTTTTTATTGCCTTTGCTATTTCGTTGTTGGTAACGTTGCTCTGATACCACTCACAAAATATAAAAAGCTCTTTTGTTTCTTCACTGATTACAACTCCAATAAAAGCAGTCGGATCAGTAAAACCAAAATCTAAACCGTATGAGATTTTGTTGCTTGCTTTTCTGATACTTTCTAAGCGGTAATCAAATTCTCTAACCTCAAAATTGTTATAGATTAGTCCATCACTTACACCCCATTCGCCTAAACCCTCAATTTTATAACGTCTAGGGTTATGCTCTTTCATTTCGTTGAAAGTGTCTAAATCTTCTTTTGTTAACCACTCATTACACAGATAATTTGTTGTTTTTGCAAATATTTTTGGTGATACAGTATCAAAAAATCTACTTTTTAGCCATGATGTTTCAGACCAAGGATTAAAAGTAAGCGTGATTTGTGGAAATAAGCCATCAGGCATATAGCCACGAATTGACATATCAAGTTTATTAAAATCATCCTCTTTAATTTCAAAAGCTTCCTCGATCCATACCCAACACAAAACACCTTTAGGCACTACCATTGAAGTGATTTTTTGACCGTCATCCAAACCGTAAAATAATATTTTCTGTCCTGTCTTTTTATAAATCAGCTCCATAGGGGATGTTGTTTTTTTCCAATCATCTGATAAACCTAGTCGATCTATCGCCCACTCTAACTGAGAATAGCAGGAATTTTTTAAGGTTTTTCCGTAACGTCTGATAACTAATAAATTAGCCTGCGGATTACGGATCATTGAATAGATATAGAATAAAGCGCACGTTGTTGATTTTTTGCTTGCTCTACTACCTTTAACCACTCTGTAGCGTTCTGTAGAGTGCCAGAAATCAGCATAACCCTTGCCGATAATTTCAGATAATTTAATTACTTTCTCGGTCATATTTAATTTTTTAAATCATCTACAAACTTAATTGTTATCGGTGCGCTTGCTGTTAGGTTAACATCATGTTTTTCTTTCCACTCGTCACCGCCTCTGGTTTTAAGCAGAAAGATCATAGCTGTTACGTTTCCTGCCATAGCAGTTTCAAAAAGTTTATTTGCAACTTTACCAACGCTTTTTGCTCTGCCCTTTGCAATAGCCTTTGTTATCTCTTTATCTTCTAGTTCATATCTAACTAAAGTATCAACTGAAAAACCAAGTGACAAGGCGATCTGTTCTTTGGTTAGCATCTTGCTTGCCAGTTCTTCAATTTTCTTAATATCGACCAGTTCTCTTTTGGTTCTCATTCTGTTACCTCGTTCTAATTAAAATTATTTATTTTTGTTTCTGTCTGTTTCCAGATACTCAATAATGTATTGTATTTAAGTTTTAAAAGATCGTACTCTTTAGCCTGCTTTAATAATTTTTCTGATAATCCTTTAAAATCTCTGTTGTCTTTGATATGGCATTGATCTGCTCTCTTTGCTGTAGTTCCTGCGGTAATGTCGGCATCTGAGGGCAACTGCATTTTGTTGGCACTGGCACTGTATGACTGCAACCCTGCATCAAGCAGGCTAACACTAACACTGTAAGCATTTTCAATGTCTTGCTTGTCTTTTTCTGCATAGTTCATAACCTCGTTTACTTTATTTTTTAATTCTGTCTGTGTGTCTATTTTCTTTATCAGATTTTCGTTTTCAATCTGC